CTTTTTTCCGCCGCTTAGGAATGAAGACAAAGTGATAATTTAGCAGTGAAACTGCGTTGCTTTCGTGCCTGTACTCATCTGGAGAAAACTTAGCCATAACCTTAAAATATTTACTTGTTATTTGTATATAGCTATTGTATAATAAATATAGGTCGTAAACAACAAACCAATGATAGTTCTAGAGTATAAGGTCAAGGGAAAGCAACATCAATACAACGCAATAGACGATGCAATTCGTACTACCCAATTCGTTCGCAATAAAGCGATTAGATATTGGATGGATGCACCCCGTGAGCTAAAAATTGATAAATTTGCTCTTAACAAATACTCTACTGAACTTCGGAAGGAATTTCCCTTTACTGCTGAGTTGAACTCAATGGCTGTACAATCAGCCGCAGAAAGGGCTTGGTCTGCCATATCAAGGTTTTACGACAACTGTAAGTCAGGCAAGCATGGCAAAAAGGGATTCCCACAATTCCAGAAAGATTGCCGTTCTGTTGAATATAAAACATCGGGCTGGAAGCTGCACAAAACTAAGCGACGGATTACTTTTACCGACAAAAAAGTAATTGGTGAACTCAAATTATTAGGTAAATGGGATATTCAATCCTACGAAATTAAAGACATTAAAAGAGTGCGCTTAATCCGTCGTGCAGATGGATATTATGCTCAGTTTTGTATTGGTATTGATGTTGTAGATATTCAACCGAAAACGGGTGTAGACATAGGTTTAGATGTTGGTATCGAGTCATTTTACACTGACTCTAACGGACATCACGAACCTAACCCTAAGTTTTTGAGAAAGGCTGAAGAATCAATTAAGCATTGTCAAAGACGGATTTACAAAAAGCGGAAAGGTTCTAGTGGTAGAAAAAAAGCTAGAAAACTTTACGCTAAAAAACACTTAAAAGTAAGTAGGCAACGTATAGAACACGCTAAGAGAATAGCGCGTTGCGTAGTCAAATCTAACGATTTAGTCGCCTACGAAGATTTAAGGGTTTCAAATATGGTAAAAAATCATTGTTTAGCGAAATCAATTAGTGATGCTAGTTGGTATTTGTTCCGACAATGGATTGAATATTTTGCGGTTAAATTTGACAAGATTGCTATAGCCATAGCACCTCATTACACTTCTCAAAAGTGTTCTAGCTGTGGCGTAATTGTCAAAAAATCTCTATCAACTCGTACCCATAATTGTAGTTGTGGATGCGAGTTACACAGAGATACAAATGCCGCAATTAACATTCTTAATCTTGCAAAAAATAGGGGAGGGCATCCCCAAATTAACGCTACAGGAGTTGAAGCCACTACTCTACTTGGTGCAAACCTGGTTGAGCAAGTTTTGACGATGAATGTAGAATCCCCTCGGCTTTAGCCAGGGGAGTGTCAAAAAGCCCACCATATATGGCTTTCCAAACCCTTTTAGAAAAGTTTCTGGGCAGCTAGAAGCCTACCATATAAGGCTTTCCAAAGCCACTTAGAAAAGTTTCTGGGCAGCTAGAAGCCTACCATATAAGGCTTTCCAAAGCCACTTAAAGCCGACTTTGAACTCTACTGGAACTACGTTTATCTTTCTATTGTTACCCTCTATGGCTACTTGTCGGAACGAAATCTCATCATTTCCTACTGGCTGTTTGACGGCTTTGAAGTTCTTGTGTGGTAAGGCTTGAACGACTGCCAACCCCCTAAAAATTGACGGAATGCTAATTCATCTTTTTCAACTGCTGCTGCTACTACCTAAGTCCGGCTGCCAGCTAGATTTGACTGATAGGGCTTCCTTCCTTGAGGGGGCTAATAAAATAGCACGAGTGGTACTTTCTTGAAACAGTAATTTTCTTGTAATACTTGCGTTCCCCCAATGACTAGGGCTACATTACAAGTAGGCACACGGCTTCCAGATATCTTCGTATAGATAATCATCTATGATAATTGACTTAGCTATCAGAAATTAATATGATTAAACACACCACAAGCGACCACTATCACAGTATACTGGGTGTATAGACCTAATTAGGAACAACCACAGATGCCTGAAGAATCAAAACCCAAAAGAGCCAGACCAAACCCTAACCTAGCTTTCGTCTTGGAACCATCTATCCGTGCAAGACTCGACAAACTAGCCGCTGATGAAGACCGCTCAGTAAGTTACATTGCCAGACGCGCTCTGGTTGAACACCTAGAAAAACTCGGTTACTAAATTAAAGGAAACAAGATTATGACAGTTCAGACAGTTCAGAAAATTCAATCTAGTATCTTTTCAATAAAAGAATGGCAGGCGGCAGCGGAGCAGGAAGCAGCCCTGGACAGAGAAGCTAGACGGGAAAAACTACGAGATTGGATGAGACAGGAGAACTTTACAGACATTTCCGGGAAGACCAACCCACACAAGTGCTCTCTGCCTATCCGGTATGGTCATCCTGACTTCTCCTTCTTCCCTGAAGTACCCAAGCCCAAAGCAATAGACTGTGCATATGAGCCTTCGGGCTCTGTACCATCCAAAGCAAAAGACTCTCCTGCCAACAACAGGAAAGCCCCTTTAGATTTATTAAAACTAGAGCTGCTTTTAGAAGAAGCAGAAAGATTGGTAGTAGAAATAAGACTACTAATCTCTATCTCCAGTATACCACACAAGGCATTCGGAATCCAAGAAGAAGTTCCTCTGGAAGCTGCTCCCAGCACAGAGTTCGAGCATTCGGTGGCTCAAGTAGAAGAAGTTGCAGAAACCCCAGCTTGTGCTGAACTAAAGGAAGCTGAGGTAGAAGAAGCTGTTGTAGAAGAAGCTGCTGTAGAGACCATCGAAGTTGCCACAGAAGTAACAGAGAACAAAGTCACTACAAAACTACCTTCTAAAGCTAAGAGAAAGAAAGCTACAAGCGAACAGACACTCCGCAGCCCAAGCAAAGGTAAAACTTATAGAGGTGCTGGTTACATATTCAGGAAGAAGACAATTGTTACCCTAATCATCTGGGCAGCATTTGAGCAAATACTAGCAGGACTGGATGATGGAACAAAGAGATTCTTTAAGCATTTATATATTTGCTCTTGTGTGCTGAAGAAAGAAGAAGGTTGGGTACAGCTACCAAGCCAACTGATCAGACAAGAGTTTGGAATTACAACTGAAAGCATTACAGAGCTAGAGTCCCGAGGAATTATTGAGATCAACCACTCCTACGCGGTCGGGTTTGCTTGTAAGAAGTACAGAATACCCCCTTCTGGCACAGAAGCGATAGAAGATGCCATCTTGGAGAGCTTAGAGTCTGGAGAGCTATCAAGAGTCGTGTTGGAGACAGGAAAGCCCACAAGGGCTGCTCTCACCAGCTCTATCTATGATGAAAACAACCATAAGCTTCCTGAGTTGGTTGCCTCTCGTATCCTGACCTATAAAAATGCCGTAGTATTTGATAAGTCAGCCGCTCTCAGCTTCCTTAGACAAAAGCTACTAGCGGCTAAGGTCGAACTGAGCAAGAATGGTTACACAAAACTATATGAGTCACTCTACTCTAGCTACAGGAACGATGCTAACTGTCTCAGCTCAGTTGTTTATGACCACGCTGCGATTGACCTACCTAATGGTAAATGTTCTTATGTTCCAGCCTTCAAGGCTCAAGTAAGTGGTCGCATCACACATCTTGGAGGAGGCTTCCAAAGTGCAAGTCGTGGTCTGACAGCCGCTGCATTCTGTGAACAGGATTACATCAACTACGACTTAAAGAGTGCACAACCTGCCGTCTACCTTCAAATGCTGGAGCAGTACAACATCAGCGATGGAGGCTGGCTGCAAGATTACATCTCTGGAGTGACAGGTAAGAAAGCGATCGCTGAGAAGCTAGGACTAAGCATTGATAGCTGGAAGAAAATATTCCTAGCTGTTCTAATGGGAGCTAGAGTACCAGCGTGGGAGCGGGCGGAGAAAGGTTTCCTAAGTATCTCACGCGCTCTGGCTGCACAAGCAAGAAATAAGAAAAAACATAAGAAGTTTGTTGTAGACACCCTGTTTGCCAGCTTCCTTGAAGAGTTCAACAATGACCCCCAGTTAGCTTTCCAAGCTTTCAGAAAGTTCACAGATGTCTGTGCCCCTTTCCTTGCAGCAGTCCGGGAAGTTGGTAATTTAATCAAGACAGCTATTAAAACCCAAGACGACACAATTCTTCCACAGCTTTTTAAGGGTAAGGAAGGGTCATATATCAAGAATGCTGCTGGCATGAGCTTACAACTAGCTGGTATTCCTAAATCAGGTTTAATCTCTAAAGTCCAGGCTCACTTGCTGCAAGGTGCTGAGTCTTGCCTGATAAGCAATATTCTCAAACAGTCTGAAGAGTACGGCTTCAAGCCTGTCTTAGACTTCCACGACGGCTTCCTCAGCCGGGGTGAAGTGCCACAAGAAGCGATTGATAAAGCAGTAGCAGCTTGTGGCATTAGAGGAGCCTTAGAGATTAAACCACTCGTAAGTCCGTTCTAACGAACAGTTCGTCGCATAGCCAACTAGCAGTCTAGATTAACTTCTAGGTTGCTTCCTGCTATCTAAGAAAACGGGTATAGTTGTACTAGTAAGTTATATGACACTTTTATGAATACCAAACTAAACCTAAACTTCCCTCTTTTTTCAGAAGAAGAACAAGCAAGAATGAAGTCAGTTTTCTCTGAACATATTAAAAATCTCTCCAAAACCAGATTGTTCAAGCACTTACCCAACAATGAAAAATAGAGGAAGCCTAACTGTGGAATTGCGGTGGGTTAATCTCTAGACTGCTTCTTGCTAACCGTACAAACTGTTGTATTGGAGATAGTAGAGAATATAAACAAATTTATGTATAACGAAACGAATGCTTTTCCGGTTACACAAGAAGAATATCTAATTAACAGAGCGATCGCCAAGAAAGAGATAATTAAAGGTTCGATTACGATGGCACTCTGCTTAGGTAATCTTGTAGCCACCTTGCTAATAGGGTACACGCTGTTTCAAGCTCTTCACACACCAAAACCTTCTAGTGTTAACCAGGTAGCGGTGAGTCACCAGAGAGGCATATAGAGATTGAATGGTGCGGGTTAGGTATTGTGTGATAATTTGCTATAGTTTACCAGCTTAGACTTGAAATGATTAAAATACTCGGTGCAGGTATCATATTACTATACTTCGGTATATCGCCTTTCGTTCCCCTAAACTCCAGGTTCGAGAATCAAGCTTGTCGCTTTCAACTCTCGCAAGACCAAACACGCGTCCCGGAAGGGACTTCTGGTACATTGAGAATGGCTATTGAAAGAAGAGACGCTTCAGTGCCAGCACGTAGAAGGACAGTGGACTGCCAGTGGACACAACTTTTGTTTCTGCGTCTAAACCCTATTAATCGAATCCAGAGTTTTTAATATATTCAGTTAAGGGGAAGGGTGCTAATTAGATTAATTAGCACCCTTCCTTTTTAATTGTTACCTGAACCGCAGATAGTTCATCGAGCTACCTTTACGCTCCTCTCGCGCCACTTCCCATTTAAGCTTATCTCTCAGTACATAAAGACTATCGAGGGGGTCACGCTCCAAGTCCCGGTCTTTGATGGCGTACTTCAAGACCGATCCACCGTTTAGCCTTGCTCGAATAGCTTGAGTCACTGCGTCAAGCATCTTCCGAGCCTCTGAGCGCCCATCGAAGTCAAGGAGAAGACCTGCCAGTCCTGCTACCACTAATAGCTGACCCTGACCGACTGTAGAGCGATCACCAGCTTGGTTAGTAACGTAACTTTGCCAAAAGTATGTCCCCGGCAACATTCCGAGGGATACAGCCCCGCTAAGACTAGTCTTCCAAAGACCGTCCTGCTCGGAAGCCACTAAGTCAACGGCGACATCACCCCTGATTGCATATTTTAGCTCATAGCTAACAGGGCTAAATTTGACCGTTAAGCCACTAGAAGGGTCTACACCGTCGAAAGGTTGATCGAACCAAGTAGAGCTGTCACCTGGCACAAATTGCGCGGGAAAATTAAAAGCCATAATGTGTGTTTTCCTTACTAGTACAAAGATATTTAATCAATTCGTTTAAGCGTATGGTAGTAGGTATGGGTTTGTAGAAAGTTTGACTCAGGAATAGCTTGCGGCTACGCTACCCGCACTGTCCCCGCGCCGTAGAGATAGTTTGAAGGGGGTGGGGTGTGTTGATAGACATTCTGCTGTTCAAACTCCTTCTCTGTCCTACTTTCATCACCAGTTGGTTGCGAAGCCCCTTCCTGTGTCCTTTATACTACCTTTGGGTTTAGTAGCTTTGGGTTTACCTTCCTCTGTTGCTGTCGAAGGGAATAGTTTGGTCTCTAGTTTGTCCCAGTTCATAGTGGGTAGACCACCAGCCACAGCAGCTACATAAGACAACACCTCACAGTCCAAAGCCTCGTTTCTGGTTCTGACCTTTATCCACTGGTGTGTTGGCTGTCCTTGTACAAACTTGGTGGTGCACTTCTCAGAAGTTAGTTGAAGAAAGTAATCTTCAGGTAATCCTTGAGGGAAGTGCATAAAGCCTTGCTGACCAGCCATTAGCTGTAATCTTGAGTAGATTAATGACTTTGCAACGTCAGTACCAACTGTGAAGAGCTTGATGCCTGCTTTGACTATCTTACCTCTCATGTTGACATCTTGGAGAGTTGGTCTTGATAGTACAGCTTTACCAGGAGAGCCAGAGCCTTTGGTTGCCAGAGCCTTGAAGGTATGTCGTCCTCGACAGAACTGGTAGACAGCCTGCGGTCGGAAGCCAGAGTCAATAGCCGCGACACTGACAGACAACTCTATGCCAAGTTCATGCTCGAACTTCAAAGAAAGTAAATCATCCAACTGTGCCCATACTTCAGGTTGGGATGTGTCACCAAAGAGTTCACCCCAATAAACCAGCCAGCTCTCCTCAGCTCTACCCCAAGCCTTGATAGTTACTGCCAGTCTGTCTTGCTGCACGTCAACTCCTGCTGTAAGGAATAGACCACCTTTAGGTATGAAGCATTGAGGGTAATCCTCAACGCGGGATGCTAACTCTTCAAAGTCCAATGTCTGACCTTGCTGCTCTTCCCATGTCTCTCCTAAGCTGGTGTTGATCCACACTTTTAATCTCTGTGGGTCATCCTTAGCTTTAAGGAAGTCAGTGGCAACATCACCGAAACTTCTCCAAGGTGAGTACAACTCATTCAAATGAAAGCCAGCACAGCCAGTGAAAGGAGCAGTAGCTCTCCACTCACCTTCTCTGAGCATCTTTTGTTTAGAAGAGTTCTCAATAGGTCTATTGCACTTAGCACACTCATACCAAGCTCGTGACGGCTCTTCAGGTCGCCATTTAACTTGTGACCAAACTAAGACCTGATGCTCAGAACAGTGAGGGCAAGGTACAAAGTAACGGCGTTGGTCAGACTCTTGGAAAGCTTTCTCAATCCTGCTGCTACCTTTGATTGTTGGTGTGCTGACCAGACATATCTTCTTATTCCAAAAGGTAGTGGTTCTCTTCCTTGCTAGACCAACAGGATCACCCTCACCACCTGCACTGGCTGGAAATCTATCTACCTCATCACACAATAGAACTCTCACAGGTCTGGAAGCTAAAGAGGCAGGACTGTTGGCACCTGCTAGGCTAACGTGACCACCTGGGAATATTTTATGTAGTAAGTTGTTATCGCCGCGTGGTCTGTTACCCATAACCTCAAACAGTGCGGGTGAGTCACGAATCATAGGAGCCAAGCGGTCTTTAGAGAACGACTCAGCCATCTCCAAAGTTGGTTGTATAAACAACATTGGGCTTGGGTCTTGCGTGGCGTAGTAACCAACTGTATTGGAAAGTAATTCAGACTTACCTACCTGTGAACTGGCCATTAAAACTATTGTTTCTGTGGCTGGTTCATTGAAAGAGTCATGGACACCCTTCAGATAAGGAGCGCGGCTTGTCCTCCACATCCCAGGCTCTGCACTACTCTCTGGTGAAAGAAACCTGTAACGGTCTGCCCACTCACTAACCTTTAGCTTCGGAGGTGGAGCAAACAATCGCCTAACTTCATATAGCGTGCTAGATACTGTCATCGTCGCCTCCCAACTCGCTCAGAGCCTCATAGACAGCCGTTGTCAGCAATTCTTGAACAACTGTCGGATTAGACTCTGCTGCCACTTCAAAAGCTAATCTAGTAGGCAATCCTAACAACTTTGAACGGCAGGACATCACTAGCTTCGACCAACCTTGCTTTGCCTCATCAGCGTTAATAAGAATCCCATTCTTCTCAGCTATTAACAACTCTTGAACATCAGCTTGAGCTTTTGTTAAACGAGCCTTTTCAGCGGTCAAGTCAGCCTGTGAAGAATCTTTTGTTTGTTGGTTGAATTGTAGTTTGTAAGCTAGGTAAGCCTGGACACAACCTACTAAATCCCACTGCCCAGTTTTCTTAGGTTCAGGTAAAATACCATCTCTCTTTAGATGGTAAATCCTGGACTTATCTATACCTAGAGCTGCGGATAAAACTTCCACAGGCACAATATGATCTGTTTGCATAATAATTTATTGATACTTACTTCTATTGTACAATAGCAAAAGCAAAGTAAAAAAGACTACAAACTAAGAAGGGGAAGCTATTCCGCCACCCCTAAATAGTTATTGGTTTGTGCAGAGGTGTGTCTCCAGTCTTCTAATGGTGAGTTAAGCGGTTTTAATCAGAAGTTTGGCGTTACTGGTTGTATTACCACTCCAAACAGCATATTGATCTGCCTCTACAGAGCAATAATCTCCGATTGACATCCCACTAACTCCACCTTGCTGAATATCTGGCGAAAACATATGTCCAAACTCTATTAAGTTCGTGCCAGGCATATGTGCTGACATAGTGGCAGGATATAGAGCGCGAAGTCTTCCTGGCGTGTTTGAATTTCCAGATTGACTGATTATCTCTGTTATTCCCAGATTCACAGATGCAGTATTGCCTTGGGCTAAAGAACTAATCGGCTGTAATGTTGCAAGCACACCAAAATGCAATCTCTGAGGAAAGTCTATAGCGTTATCTTTTGGA